ATCAGCATGTAAGCCTAGTCTATCTTCAAAGACATAGATGTCCTGTTCAAGTAGTCCATTCTTATCATCTTCTTCTACTTGTTTCATTATCTTGTCAAATGCTAAATCATTATAACAATTACTCATAGCCTAACTCCTGTAAGTGATTTATTAAAGCATACAATCCAGCTTTAATTCCTTTGTGTTCTGCTTGTGTATGGCTATCATTTACCCAATCATCATCATCAATTATATCTTCTGCTATCCATTCTATTCGTTCTAAAGTTATTTGTTTACTCATATTCTTCCTCCAACTCATTAAGAAATTCATCTACAGGATTAGCTACCCAATCAGGCACATCTCCTATATTTTCTTCAGTATCATCTTCCCAAACAATACATATATTCCATGCTTTAATTTTCATATCAAGCCCTCCATTCATAAAGTCTAATATCCCTTTCTTTTATTCTACCAAAAGGACTATCACATATTTTAATAATCTCACATCTATTATCAAACCTTTCTCTTTGCTCGTTGCGAATATCTTCTGCAACTTGTTTTGCTTCTTCATCACTCTCACACCAAATGTTTAGTGATAGTTCTACTCTATATCTATCTTTCATAATCTTAATTTAGTTTGTAGGAATAAAGCAGATATACTTTCTTCCAAAATTTATTACTCTACCTCTTCTTGTTCTATAAGTTCCATACTTATTAAAGCCTCTAGTATTAGTAGCTACTCTAAACTTTAATCCAAATAAATCAAAGTGGTAGAAAAACTTCTGCATACTCTCGCTATCTCTAAATATTTTTATCTTCATATTATCTCCTTGTTAAATAATTTAATTACTATACCATACTATTGTGACAGTTTTATGACAATCATGTGACAATTCTGCAACAATTAATCTGACACCTCCTCGCCTTGCATAAAGGCTTTATACATATTACTTTCTTGTTCTAAGTATATTGTCTTTTTTGTATCATCATTCCCACAAAAAGGACATACAGGTATAAATGTATTCTTCTCGCCATAATGTTTATGACATTCAAGACATTCAACTACTTGTAAATACATCTGATACCTCTTTTTTATCTTCTTCAATATTTTTATATCTATCACAATCTCTATGTATTTGAAATTCCCCCTCTTTAAATACCTCTAAATATTCTTTATCCGTATCAAAATCCCATTCAAAATATACATCATCTAAAGTCATACCCTCTTCCATAGCGTGATGTTTTTTACCACACCTACAACAAACAAAATATTCTTCTTCTCCCAATACATCAGCTAGATACATAGCCATCTGACACCTCCTATTTAATATGTTGCCACCATACAATAGCAACTGTTGTTAATAAAATAAATACGCCTACTAAGATTATAAAGTCTATCATTTGAAAGCCTCTAATGTTAATAAACCTACACCACATACAAACAGTATGCTTAAAAATATTATATCTATTATCATATTTCTCTCCTTATATTGAAAATAATTTGTCTGAAAGTTCTTCTTGACTTTTAGCAGTATTTTGTCTTATCGCATTTAAGTCTTGCATACTATCTCTTATGAGCCAATGTATATTCTCATTCATCACACCTTGTTCTGTTAGTGTTTTGTGTAGTTCAGCAAGTTTTTTTAAAGATGATAAAGTTCTCCATTCTACAGTAGATTTAAGAAAATGTCTTTCTATTGTAGGCATTTCTTCAATCTCATCAATTAAAATTTCTTCTATTAATTCTTTTGTTTTAGTTTTCATTACTATCTCCTTATTAGTCTTTAAATTCTAGCCAATCATTAGCTATATTAATCTTACCATTAATCATAATGTCTGACAAGTCCTCGACAATTTCTTCATCATCTTCTTGCCATTCATTAAGATTAAATTCTTCTTCTTTCCATTCTTCCATTCTTTACTCCTTATGTGTTGTTAAATTTATATAGTAGAGGGTAGCATACTTTTGTGACATTTTTATGACAATCATGTGACAATTATGCAACAATTAACCCATATGATACCAATACTCTACACCCTCAAAATAGATAGAGGTATAATTATATTGTTGGTCACGAGCAAAAGCCTCTATGTCTATGTAGCATAGTAAAGCCTCATCTACTTGATTAAATTCTAAGAAATAATCTAGCATATATTCTTCAAAGTAGCTATCTCTAATAAAGGTTATTCCATCTTCTAAATCTTCTAATGATTTATCATAATCATAATACGCATTTCTAAACTTTTTAACAAAGTTTTCTAATGCAAAAGCTCTATCATCTTTATTTTCTTTTATGTAATCTATTATATCTCTACTATGAATTACATTATCACTATTTGTTGGTTTCATTTTTTACTCCTTGCTTTCGCTGTTTTATCTTTACCTTTTAATATCTTTGGATTGTTTAATGTTAATAATTTGTATGTCATATATGCCCTCTCAATGCTTTTACAAGAGCCAATAATACATCTTGTAATTGTTCTGTAGTTAATTTATTTTCTTCAAGATACTTAATCATATCTCCATAACTACCATGCTCATCTAATTCTGTAAGTTCATATATCCTACTATTCCATTTAGTAGCATCTTCTATTTTATTATCAAATATTTCTTCAACTTCTCTATCTATATTTATCATTTTTTACTCCTTGCTTTCGCTGTTTATATTAAAATTGTTGAATGATAAAACCATCAGTTCCTTCTATAGGTATCATGGTTGTAGTATCTTCAATAGAATATTTAAATCTTTTATCTATATCTGAAAATTCTCTGCCATAATCAGCTTGAAACTCTTCAAGATTATCATATTCGGCATACTCACAACATAAGGCGATAACATCTAGTTCTATTTCTTCGCCTGTGTCATCTTCATATTGCTCTAAATAATCATATAAAGCTGTAAGCCCATCATATGAAAATTGTTCTCCCCTGCCCATTCTATGAAAGGCAGTTCTAAATTCAGATTCATTTATACTTTGTTTCATTTTTTACTCCTATGTTAATTTAATTTTATTATCAGTGAAATTTGTTATAATAATATCTTGTTTATTATCTTTTTTATAATTATCTATTCTTAATAAACCTTTATCATTATAACTTCTATCATCAAACTGTATAAAAATTCCCTCATCAGAATTTGTGATATGAATTTCTTTTTTATTATCTAGTGAGATGATTAATATTTTATCTTCAGAATAATTCGGTTGTGTCAATTCAACTATGTTTATTTGTCTTTGCATAATTTTCTCTTATTTAAAGTTAGCATAATTTATAAATAGGTTTATGCTTTTAACCTTTTATATATAATAAATATATATATATATATAAACTTTTAAATTCTTTTTGCTACTCTCTTACCTATTCGGTAATTTTCACAGTCTATTTAGTTAATCTATGTCTTAATAATATACTATCTAATAAATGAAGTCTACCTTTATCTTCAAGATTTATTAAACCATTAACGGGGTTAGCTGATATTTTTCTAGTACCACAGTGTATGTCATTGTTATAGAAGTCTACCTTTGAAAGCCTTAGTTTTCTTTTCTGTGCTTTCTTGAGCTTTCTCGCTTCGTTCCTGTTTAATTTAATTTTTGTTTTCATAAGTGTATTTAAAACTATTTATATATATAAGTCAACAATTATTTTAAAAATAAATATAAATATTTTTCTTGACTTTATATCTTTTATAGTGTAAAGATTTTTGCTCTTAACATATCTAAATTTAAAATACAATAGATTTAAAAAAATAAATATAACTAAATTACTGTATAAATATACAGCATCTTAAATGCTTTCTCTTGTATTTTGTTGAGGTGGTTAAGGGTTTAATATCTCTTTAGCCTTTGAAGTGTTAGAGAGCCTTAAAATCGATGTTTATAAGTGAGGTTTATAATGTATTATTAACAGACATAAAAAAGCCCCAATTAAGGGGCTTCTAGTTTTTAAGATTGGTTTAGCTTCCTAAGTAGCAAATACCCAAAGCTATTCCAAACATCACAAAAAATAATATAAATACTTCCATTTTTTTTTCTCCTTATGTGTATTAAATATATTATATATACTAACAGAATTTAAAAGTTATTCAAGTCTTTTTAGAAAAAAGTATATGTTTTTTTTCATTATAAATTACGCTTATAATATATTATAAACTTCGTAAACTAGAAAAACTATTAAATCTTGGAGCTTCACTTCAAAAATTCTATAGGCTTTGAAGTTATAATAGATTATAAAGTAGAGTTATAATAACCTACAGTTATAATAGGCTATAAAGTTTTGATATACTAGGGCAGGAACACCCCCACCCCACCCCCTATATATATGTAATGGTTACACAAAATTACAGAAATCAGGTATTAACCAGTTATCTCTTACTAGTTTACAACCCGACTCTATAAACTTTATAATTTTAATATGTTTTTTGGAGTTTATTTAGGAAGTGATAGCACCCCTGATAGGTACTATTTGACCCCCGAAGGGCTTAATGTTATTATATACTTCATATTGCGTTTTGTCAATACCTTTATAAAATATTTTTAAAGACTTGACAAATGTTATATTTAGGTATATACTTATATACATGGCTATACTTCCGAGCATAGATAACAATACTCGTAAAAGAGAACTAACAGAAAAGCAACAGTCCTTTTTAAATCATCTTGTAGAAACACAAGGGGATGCTAAAGAGGCTGCAAAACTTGCTGGTTATTCTTCCCACTATCATCATGTGGTAAAGACTTTAAAGTCTGAGATAATTGAACTAACTCAAGAAGTATTAGCCAACTCTGCCCCTAAAGCAGCGTTTAAACTTGTAGAGATTATGGATTCTAAACGACCTGTAATCCAAGCAAACAATAAATTAGCTGCTGCACAAACTTTATTAGATAGAGTAGGTGTAAGTAAAGTGGATAGAGTTGATGTAAATCATAATGTTCAAAGTGGTGGAATATTTTTAATGCCCGATAAAAAACCTTTAGATATACAAGAAGGCGATTATGAAGATATTTCTGACTGAAGTTGTTAAGGATGATAAACCTTTAATAGGACCATATATTAAAGCTGAAACACTTGACAAGGCTATACAAATAGCAGACATGTATGCCTTAACTATTATTGGTGAGCTACATGAACTAACACACAAACTACCTGAAAAACAGGAGACAATACACTAATGGCTAAAAAGAAAGACCCAAGACTCGCAAGAGCAGGAGTAAGTGGTTATAATAAACCAAAGCGTACTCCCGGACACAAAACTAAATCACACATTGTTGTTGCTAAAGTTGGCGACAAAATTAAAACTATTAGATTTGGACAGCAAGGTAAAAAGGTTGGTACTGTAAAAGGTACAGCCGGTAAACCTAAAGCTGGAGAGTCAGCTCGTATGAAAGCTAAAAGAAAGTCTTTTAAAGCTAGACATGCTAAGAATATTGCCAAAGGTAAAATGTCTGCAGCATGGTGGGCTGATAAAGTTAAGTGGTAAATGGCATATTCACAAAAGGTAGTTGATAGGTTTGAAAGTGTCTTAAACAATCCAGCAAAACATTCTGTTGGAAGGTTTGACCCTAAAGACCCTAATGTTGCTACAGGTATGGTGGGTGCACCTGCATGTGGGGATGTTATGAAATTACAAATTAAATTAAACAACGATGTTATAGAAGATGTCAAGTTTAAAACATATGGGTGTGGAAGTGCAATCGCATCCTCTACAATGTTTGTAGATATGTTAAAAGGTAAGACTATAGAAGAAGCTAAACTTATTAAAGATAAAGATATAGCAGAGGCTTTAGAACTACCAGCAATTAAGTTGCATTGTAGTGTACTAGCAGAAGATAGTATAAGACAAGCAATACAAGATTGGGAACAAAAAGTTGCACATAGAAAACATAATTATTACGAGGAGTAAAATATGGAACAAATTATAGGAATATTAGTTTTAGTAGGTATTTTAGGTTTTGTTATTTATAAACAAAAACCTGAATGTATTAAATATTTAATGAGTTTATTTAATAAAAAATAGTTTTGAGTAAGTTATTAAAAAAGATACATACATTTATGAAGTCTGGTAGAATCAATAAAGTAATTAGAATATGCATAAAGTAAACTCTAATAGTGCTGGTAAAGGTTCTAAACCTAGACCTATAAGTATATCTAAAGAACAATATAAAAAGAACTGGGATAAAATTTTTAACAAAGAAAAGCAAAATGCCACATCTAGGAAAACTTAATTTTAAAGCTTTACATAAGCAAAGGTCAAGATTATCTATGAGGCGTAATCAAGGTAAACCCGGAAATGTAACTCGTGATGAGTTTAGTAAAAACTGGGATTTAATCTTTAACAAAAAGAAGGAGAATAAAGATGCCAAGAAAAAAGACAACGACTAAAAAGAAAAAGTCAACAGTCAATAAAGCTGGTAATTATACTAAACCTACTATGCGTAAGAGGCTTTTCGAGAGAATCAAAGCCGGTTCTAAAGGAGGTAAACCCGGACAATGGTCTGCTCGGAAAGCCCAGCTTTTAGCAAAACAATATAAAGCTAAAGGTGGTGGCTATAAATAATGCCTAGAAAAAAGAAAGACCCTAAAGTAGGTACAGGTAAAAAACCTAAAGGTAGTGGTAGAAGATTATATACGGATGAGAATCCAAAAGATACAGTAAGTATTAAGTTTGCAACTCCAGCAGATGCTAGAGCTACTGTAGCAAAAGTAAAAAGAATTAAAAAACCTTTTGCTCGTAAAATACAAATACTAACAGTATTAGAACAAAGAGCTAAAGTAGCTGGTAAAAAATTACAAGCTGCAATAGCTAAACGAGGTAAGGAAGCAATTAGGAAAAAACATGGCACTAAAAAAGTCGCAAAGAAGTCTTAGGGCTTGGACTAAACAAAAATGGAGAACGAAGAGTGGGAAAAAATCTTCGGAAACGGGTGAGAGGTATCTCCCGGAAAAGGCGATTAAATCATTATCGGCTGCAGAATATGCAGCAACAACAGCCAAAAAAAGAAAAGATACAGCAGAAGGAAAACAAGTTTCTAAACAACCAAAACGAATAGCTAAAAAAACTAGAAGAGCTAGACAGTTTAAATTTATTGGAGGTAGAGTTGGTTTTTCAGATGGTGGCGATGATTTTATTAAAAAACTTAGAGCAAAACTAATATCGCAAAAAGAGTTAAAAGAAAAAGCTAGAGAAAATGCATTGGTTGGTGAAGATGGTACTATTTATCCAAATCAGTTTATGAAACAAAAAAGTGAAGCTGCTTATGATAGAGCTAAAATGAAGAAGTATAAGGGTAAGAGTGAAACTGTTTTAGATGTAAAAAATAGAATGAACTATGGAAACATAGAAGGTAATAACGAAAAAGAAAGATACGAAAGTCTACAAAAGCTAATAGAAGAACAAGGAGTAAAAGATAGAAAAGGTGATTATGTTGACATACTACATCCTTATGAAGTTGCACGACTTGGTTATCCTTACAGTATACAAGATGGCATGAATGCTTATAGGTTTTATAGTATAGAAGAGTTAGAACAAGATAAAGAATTACGAGACCTTCTTAAAGATGTGACTAATAAATATAGTAGAGGAACAGAACCAGACCCTAGAGGTAAGACAGCTTTTGAAAGAAGTGTAGGAAATATTAGATAAATAATGTTTATACCTGATAATTATATAAGAAGAACTTCATCAACTATACCATTTGGTTATGAGTTAGATGCAGACTTTGAAGGTTATTTAAAACCTATACCTGAAGAACTTACCATACTAAAAGATGTAGCTGAAGCTGTATTTCATGGTGAAATAAGTTTAGGTATTGGTGTAGATTGGTTAGAAGCAGAGACAGGAAGACAAATGTCAAGACCGGGTTTAAAAAAATATGTAGATAAAATATATGGCAGATAATAAAAAAAAATCTACAAAAGACTTGACAAATGTTGAAAAAGACTATATACTAGAAGAAAGTAAACTTATAAAGAAAAAAGTAGGTAGACCTAAAAATAGCGAACTTTCTAGTATTAAATTAGCATTACAAGCTAAAAAAAGATTAGATAAGAAAAATCAAAAGGTTAAAAAACTAACTAGAAGTTTAGCAAAGGTTAAAAAAGAAGTTAAACAAGAAGAAAAAGTTTTAACTTCAAATGTTTTAACAGAATCAGAAACAAAAGTATTACCTGATTCTATACAAGAACATTTAGATACTAC